ATGGTATCAAGTCGATTAATTATCAGATGCTGATACCGTTCTTGATTGAAACAGTTAAGAAACAAGGCGAAGAAATTGCCAAGTTGAAAAACAAATAAAGTAAAAAGAAAACGGTGCCGGGTGTAACAACCCGGCATTGACTCAGCCGAGTTCATTAAAATAGGAGAACGAAGATGGCAATTAAGATTAATGGTGTAACGGTTATTGCCGATACACAAGCAATTACAACAACAAGCACTATCAGTGCTACAGGTAACGTCACAGCAGGTAACGTTACCACAGCTGGGTCAGTAAATGTCAATGGCGTGACACTGGCTGCTGCAGGATCAAATTTGACCATTGGCGGTAACACAGTTGTTACAGCCAATGCTACTGGTACAAGTAGCACAACAGGTAACGTTACTATTTCTGGTAACGTAACTGGCGGCAATATTGCAACAGCTGGCACAGTAAGTGCCACAGGCAACATCACAGGTAATTATATCATTGGTAACGGAAGTCAGTTGACTGGTTTGCCAGCCGGATACACCAATGCCAATTTGGCCACATTGGGTTCAAATGTAATATCAACAACAGGCACAATCACAGGTGGTAATATCACTGGTGCTAATATATTAACAGGCGGCAATGTAAGTGCTACTGGTAATGTAACCGGTAATTACTTGTTGGGTAATGCTTACTATGTAACTGGACTAAGCCCAACACAAATTTACAACGGCACATCGAACGTTACTGTTCCGTCAACCAACGGAAATGTTGCAATCAACGTAGGCTCCAAGAACTGGACATATGATACCACTGGTAATTTAGCAGTTCCTTCTGGTACTTGGATCAACACACCGGTTGGATCCAATGGTAATATCAATATTCATCCTGACGGCACAGGACAAATCAATGTTCAAGGCGGTGCATTTGGCGCATTGATTTTTGTTGCTAGCGATACCGCGGATGCACAAAACAGAATTGAAGTTGATACCTTTGGTACCGCTAACACCATTGGTGGCACCTTTACAGGCCGATTTGCTCGAGGCACAGTTGCAGCTCCGGCAGCAGTCCAGGCCGGCGATCAGTTGGCAGCCTTCAAAGGCAAAGGTTACGACGGAACAGCATATACAAATCCTCAAGCTAGTGTAACTATAGATGCAGCAGGCAACTGGAGCAGTGGAAATACTCCAACACACATAAGTTTTTTTACAACTCCTATAGGATCATCAACACAACAAGAATCTGTTAGAATAAACAATAATGGAAACGTATCGGTTGTTGGTAATGTCGTTGGTGCTAATTTTGCTACAGTTGGCGCAGTTAGTGCCACAGGCAACATCACAGGCAGTTATATCATTGGTAACGGAAGTCAGTTAACTGGCCTACCAGCTGGCTATACCAATGCCAATTTGGCCACATTGGGTTCAAATAACGTTTCAACCACCGGTACTGTAACTGCTTCTTCAGTAGTAGGCGGTGTTATTACTGGTAGTTCAGCAAGTGTAACTGGTGCTGTAACAGCCGCTAGTACAGTAGGTGGTGTGATTACAGGTACAAGTACAAGCGTAACTGGTACACAAACTGCCGCTAGTACAGTAGGTGGTGTAATCACTGGTTCAAGTGCTAGTGTAACTGGTGCTGTGAGTGGTGCTAGTGCATCTGTATCAGGAGGCGTAACAGCCGCTAGTGTAGCTGGTGGTGTGATTACAGGTACAAGTGCCAGTGTAACAGGTGCTGTAACAGGTGCAAGTTTGGTTGGTACAATCACTACAGCTTCACAGACAAATATTACTAGTGTTGGTACATTGGGCGCATTGAGTGTAACTGGTACAGCAACTACAGGCAACGTGGCCACAGGTGGTACAGTAAGTGCCACTGGTAACGTCACAGGTGGTAACGTAATTGGAACAACAGCAGTAGTAGTTCCTACAGTTCGTAACACTTCTGCCTTGACCATCAGCACAAGTTCTGGCAACTTACAATTACAACCAACAGGTAACATTGTAGTCAACAGCACTTATATCAATGGTGTGTCTAATCCAGTACAAGCTCAAGACGTTGCAACTAAAGCCTATGTAGATACTTTTGCTACAACTGGTATAGCATTCCACTCACCGGTAACAGCCGCTACAAATACTACCTTGGCCACAGCCACAGGCGGTACTATTACATACACACAACCCAACGGCGCAGGCAATGGTGTTGGGGCATTGTTGACCACAACTGGTGCATTTAACTTGATCGACACAGCCAACGTTCAAACTGTTGGTACACGTATTCTTGTTAAGAACGAAGCCAACGCAGTATACAATGGTGTGTATACCTGGGCCAATGCTACAAACATCGTCCGTTCAACTGACACAGACGAATATGGTGCAGACAGTACTGAAGCTTTGAGTATCAACGACTACTTCTTTACCACAGGTGGCAATGTCAACGCAGGCACAGCTTTTGTAGTTAATAGCCCAGCAGGCACAATTACTTTTGGCACAAGCCTTATTACGTTTACTACATTTAGTACAAGTCAAGTTTACACAGCCAACACAGCGGCCGGTATCAGCCTAAATGGCACAGTTATCAGTGCTAAAGTTGATGGTACAACCACAGCGTTTGATGGCAGTGGTAATATCAGTATCAAATCCGGCGCTGCATTGACAACTCCAAATATTGGTGTGGCTACAGGTACAAGTTTAAGTGTAACAGGTGCTGTAACTGCTGCCAGTACAGTTGGTGGTGTAATCACTGGTAGCTCTGCATCAGTAACAGGTGGTGTAACAGCTGCTAGTGTTGCTGGTGGTGTAATCACTGGTTCAAGTGCTAGTGTAACTGGTGCCGTAAGTGGTGCTAGTGCTAGTGTTAGTGGTACAGTAACAGCAGCCTCTACAGTTGGTGGTGTAATCACTGGTAGCTCTGCATCAGTAACAGGTGCTGTAACTGCCGCTTCAACTGTGGGTGGTGTAATCACTGGTAGCTCTGCATCAGTAACAGGTGCTGTAACAGGTGCAAGTTTGGTTGGTACGATCACTACAGCAAGTCAACCTAACATTACCTCAGTTGGTACATTGGGTAGCTTGAGTGTAACTGGCAATATTACAGGTAGTTATATCATTGGTAACGGTAGTCAGTTAACTGGTCTGCCAGCTGGCTATACCAATGCTAACTTGGCCACATTGGGTTCAAATAACGTTTCAACCACCGGTACTGTAACTGCTTCTTCAGTAGTTGGTGGTGTAATCACTGGTAGCTCTGCATCAGTAACAGGTGCTGTAACAGGTGCAAGTTTGGTTGGTACGATCACTACAGCTTCACAAACAAATATTACTGCAATTGGTACACTAAGCTCATTGAGTGTCAGTGGTAACATTACTAGTGGAAACATCAGTGCTACTAATCATACAGGTACCAACGTAAGTGTAACAGGCACAGTAACAGCAGCCTCTACAGTGGGTGGTGTAATCACTGGATCAAGTGCTAGTGTAACAGGTGCCGTAACAGGTGCAAGTTTGGCTGGTACAATCACTACAGCAAGTCAGACTAACATTACTGCAATTGGCACATTAAGTTCATTAAGTGTCAGTGGTAACATTACTAGTGGTAACATTAGTGCTACTAACCATACAGGTACAAACGTATCAGTAACTGGCACAGTAACAGCAGCCTCTACAGTGGGTGGTGTAATTACTGGTAGCTCTGCATCAGTAACAGGTGCTGTAACAGGTGCAAGTTTGGTTGGTACAATCACCACAGCAAGTCAAACTAACATTACCGCAGTTGGTACACTAACGTCAATGACAACAAGTGGCACAGCTACAGTTAATAGTGCCAACAATGCTACAGCTATTGCTAACGGTGGAACAAACGGTAGTGGTAATATTGGTGCAAGTGGTGCTACATTTAACACTGTATATGCCAAAGCAACTACAGCACAATACGCTGACTTGGCTGAGAAATACACAGCTGACGCGGCCTATGCTCCCGGCACAGTTCTAGTGTTTGGCGGCACAGCAGAAGTTACTGTCAACGCAGTAGATGGTGATACCAAAGTGGCTGGTGTAGTTTCTACTGATCCTGGATTCTTAATGAATGAAGGATTAGACACAGAGTTTACAGCCGCAGTAGCCTTAACAGGTCGTGTACCATGTATGGTAGTTGGTCCAGTTCGGAAGGGTGACTTGATGGTTGCCGCTGGTCTAGGCCGTGCTAGAGCCGAAGCTGATCCATGTGTTGGTAGTGTGATTGGTAAAGCCTTGGAAGACTTTGACGGTGCAGAAGGCACAATCGAAGTGGTAGTTGGACGCTTCTAAACCGGTAGTACTATGATAGATAGGGTCTTCGTGGCCCTATCTTTTTATTAGATAAGTAGATAAAAGGAATATAAATCATGGCAACATCATTAACAGTAGGACCAGGTTGGACAGTAGCACCAGGCTGGGTATTGGGACCAACCCCGTATACTTTTCAATATCTTTACCTAGCCGGTGGTGGTGCCGGTGGATCCGGTTGGGGTGGCGGCGGTGCCGGAGGCGGCCTAGCCTACGGTAATATAACAACCACTCCGGGTACTAACTACACATTTACAGTGGGGTCTGGTGGCAACGCTGTAGGTGCTGCTGGTGGTGACACTCTTGCGTTTGGCGGTCATGTGTATGGCGGAACCGGCGGCGCAAGTTTTAACCCTGGAAACCCAGGTGGTTATAATGCTGGCGGAACTGGCGGAGCTGGATTGGTCGCAGGTGCCAATGGCAGCGGCGGTAATTATTCTAGCCAAACTGCACAACCATACAATACTGGATACTCGTCAAGTATTACAGGTTCTAGTGTAGATTATTCAACCGGCGCCAGCGGTGGAGCACATGATCCAGTAAATGGATTTAACACTATCAACGGTAACTATTTAACCACATACGGTAGTGGTGGTTATGGCGGCGGCTATGGTGGTGGTTATGGCGGCGGCATAAATGGCGCAGTAATCATTTCTATTCCAGCCGCGGCCTATGCCAAGATTGCAACATCGGGCACAGTAGTATCGACTACATTGGTTGGCGGTAATTATGTAATAGTATTCGGTACAGGATCATCTTCATTTACAAGTTAAGTGCTGATTTTTCTTTGTTTTATAAAATAGGACTTGGACCAAGTCCTATTCTTTTGACTAAATATTATATATTATTGGATAAACAATGGGCTTAACTAGACCGCGTGCCGCGCAGATTTACAATTTGGACTACAAGCAAGCCACACGAGTGGTCACAGTTGCCAACATCACACTTGCAGGCGGAGCTCCTAGTCAAGTTGATGGCGTTAATCTTAGCGCAAATGATCGAGTTTTAGTCACAGGTCAAGACACGGCCAGCCAAAATGGACTTTATCTAGTTGCCGCTGTGGGTTCCGGATCAAATGGCACCTGGACAAGAACTTCAGATGGCAACGAAACTGGAGAAATTGAAGCCGGCATGATTGTCATGGTCACTGAAGGTGCCGTATATGCCGACACACAGTGGAAATTGATCACAGACAATCCTATTGTTATCGGCACAACACCGTTAACCTTTACACAAAACTATAGTGCAAACTCAATATCGGGTGGCACAAGCAATGTAACTGTATATTCAAATGCCAATGTTACAATAAGTTCAGCCGGCACACCCAATGTGTTGACTATCAGTAGCACAGGAACTATTACATCTGGTACAGTGTCAGCAACAGGCAATATTATTGGTAATTATATTTTTGGTAACGGAAGTCAACTAACTGGTATCGCAGGAGGCAGCACCTATAGCAATGCAAATGTAACGACATTATTAGCAAATTTTGGTTCAAATACAATCAGCACCACTGGCAACGTTACCGCTGGTTATTTTGTTGGCAACGGTAGCCAACTAACTGGATTGGCAGCAAGTTATAGTGATTCTAATGTGGTAACTCTACTGGCCAGTTTTGGTTCAAATTCCATCTCCACCACTGGTGATATTACCGCTGGTAATGTTAATAGTACACATGCCGACTTGGCTGAGATGTATGTTGCAGATGCTGATTATCCTGCTGGTGTAGTAGTAGAGTTTGGCGGTAACTACGAAATAACCATCACACGATCTAACCATTCTACAGCCGTTGCTGGAATCGTAAGTACCAATCCCAGCTACTTGATGAACAGCGCACAAGCTGGTGAATATGTATTACCTGTTGCTTTGACAGGACGTGTGCCTTGTCATGTTGTGGGAACTATTGCCAAAGGCGACAGATTGGTAGCCAGCGATTACATGGGGGCGGCTCAACGCCTGGATCCTACACAATATCAACCTGGTTGTATCATTGGTAAAGCCTTGGAAAATTATGATTCTGAATCAATTGGCATGATTGAAGTAGCAGTAGGAAGGTTCTAATGGACGCTAGATACCGAATTGATTATCCAGGTGAGTTTGTAATCCTTGAGACCAAGTGGTCTGGCGGTAAAAAATCAGAAACTAGAGAATGGATTCCTAATCCTATTGAAAATCAGCACATCAGTGGTCGTGCTGCCTGCATTGGCACGTCTGTGGATCGTTTTCGTTTTGATTACACAAGATTAAGTCGTCATCGTGGCGGTTTGTTAAGCAGTAAAAAATTACAAACTTATGGGATCGGTGATATTGCTTTGGAAATGCGTTTGGATTTTACTGTAGAAACTCATACTACAACATTAAACGCCATTCTTGAATCAGGATATCAACAAGACAATGTAGTTTATACAACCTCGAGAAACTGTATTAACAACCCAGGTGAATTTTATCTAATACCTCAACGCCCACAGATTGTAGACCTGGCTACTATAGTATACTTGGCTGCATTTGACGGACACAAAGAAATATTCATGTTGGGCTACACAGACGAAACAGATGGCGGAAACAACAACTGGATGGCACAGATTACCAGCATATTTGCAACATACACGGGCACTAAATTTTATCTAATAGGCGAGTCAACTCGCATGCCTGATGCCTGGGTCAACTGCCCTAACGTTCAAACCATGAACTATCTTGATTTTATCAGTTACTGTGACGTGTCACAGTAGCCGACACTAGACTCTATAGTTAAAATTTTACTTTGTACAGCTTCAAAATTCACAGTTGACCATAGTCCAGGGTGCATGGGTCGAGGCCATGTGCCACTATCAATCCAGGCATATCCTATGTGTTCGCTGTTTAGCTTGGGATGGAATTCCGTGTCAACGATACAGAAAAAAGTGTGATACTCAAATCCTGCATCTGAGGTAGTAAACTTTTCCAACGGAATCAGCCTAAAATAATCAGGAACAAATCCCATTTCTTCGCGACATTCTCGATTCATAGCGGCCAGTAAAGTTTCGCCTGTTTCTACTCGCCCCCCAGGCAGGCCCCAAGCACCTGGATGTTTGGGATCATTGCGCATGAGATATAGATATCGACGGGTATCAATAGAATAAAACCAAACGCCCACTGCGCTTACAATACTAGTGTCCATTGTCCTCCAGGATATAAACCTTGATAACTCTTGACCCAGGCAGTTCCGGTCCAGCGATATTGTAACTCTGTTGTAAGATTTGTAACATACTGTATATTATCTGGACTGCTAGTGCGATCAAAAGCAATTTGCCACTTTGTACCATCATATTCTACGATATCGTTGGCATGAGCTACCAAGGGTTGTTGTTCAGTACCTTCCCAGGCATTGGGATTACTTGTTCCAGGATTGCTCCACGATCCTGTTGCCTGTGTAAACAGGTATCGTTGTCCTGCGGCAGCCGCCGGTAATCCTGATCCTGGTCCACTGACCAATGGGTCAATTACAGCCAAGATTGGAGCCAAGGTATTGGGCGGCACAGTACCGGTATTTACGGTAAACAACAAAAATCTATCATCAGTGGGATCATAGGCTACAGTTCCGGTAACATCTGTACCATCGGGTTGTTCCAACGTGATGTAACTGATTCCGGGTCTCAAGGCACCATACAGGTTGACTATGCTGTGCCATAGCAAATTACTGTCAGGACTATCAGGAGCAGTCAAACTGGAATTAGGCTCGTCTATGGTCTGTTGTTGGCGTAATGCCTGCAATTTGTTGTCAATTAACAAGACTTGATAACCGTACGGTGTAAATCGTTGTCTTGTACCTAACAACAAATCACTGTTAGATAAAGAATTAACTAAATCACCCTGGGCATCGTACACACTGGCAATAATACGCTCAATAACACCAAGTTTCTTGACCTTGGCCGGCGGAGTAATCCACATGGGTAGAGTAAATGACAGGGTAGCGATGTCAATAGGATTGTCGGCGTTAATAGGAATAGTTCTACTTGACCAACGCACATCCTTGAGGTACAGCACAGTTAAACTGGTCCAGTCTATATAATTATCGGTGCTTTGGATTTCTAGACTAGGGTTAAACAAGGTTAATATTTGCTCCAGCAACTGCATCTTTTGATTGGTATTGCTAGTCCAAATGTCAAGATTTATGGTCATTTCGTAGGGCACAGGCATGACACGTTCTATGGTAAACGCATTACCTTGCGTGGTTTCGTAAGTATCAGTATCGGGATCATATGTACGCTGTCGTACTGCAATGTTACTTACAAAGTTGGGTTCTTGCATTCTAGGACGATCGTATTTTAAATCTGTGATATAGAATGTCATTAGCGGAGTTGAAGGCATGTCGCTGGCTGAATTGTTCTGTAAAATAGTCTGTGCCTGACGACTAGCATCACCGTAACGTACCGGTACACGTACTAGAGTATCTGACTCGGACCCAGGACCTTGGCCAGCTTCGTTGGCACCAAACTCAACTTCAAAGTTTGAGAAGATACGGGCAAATTGTAGCAAGAATCGACGCAGCTGCTGGTCGTAAAAATATTGGGCCATTATCGTCCTGGAGGTCTTGGGTTAGGAGGCATAATGTTGCCACCTTGGTCACCGTTGTCGGGTTTGATTTCAAGTATTTGGCTGAGGCTCTGCCGACTAGGAATATTGCCAACATCTGTGGTGGGCACAGTGTATGTATTGTTAACAAAACTGGCTCGTTGTGTAAGTGCTTGAGTGGCGTAGTCAAGATCGGTTCTGACGTTGTCAGTGATGGCCAACCAAGCCCGACCGTTGTAACGGAACAGGCGATTAGGGAAATAATCCAAACGCAAACAGTAGTCGCCTGAAGCCGGATGAGGAGGAAATTGAACACCTGGCATAACTGGCAAACCGTTTGGAGCACGACCATCACCGGTTAGGTAGCCTTGCACATATCCAAATCCGTTGGGAGCAACATCCAATGCTGGTTGATCGCCTGAGCTGGTAGGTCCAACCGACGTGCTAGTAACTCCATACGATCCTGGTTCTCCGTCTGTAGTTGTTGGCAGGATATAAAATTTAACATTATCATAACCTGATACTGGTACATCTTCGTAGGCCTGGGTAAGTATAGCATCGTTGAGCGCCAGATCTTTGGGTCTAGTTGTTTGTTTGTCGCCTACTGTGGTAGGTGTGGTTGGTGTCCAATATGGTAGGCCAGTAGCAGGATTGACAGCATCGATGGGTGTGCCAGCTGGCACATTGCCCGTGGCTGTGTAATAGGTTCCACCGTTGTTGACAATTTCGCCGTTGGGATAAAAATTGCCTGGATCCCAGATATTTTCTGGCATGAACGGTTGATTCATTATTTGGCTATACTCTTGAGCATTGACCAGGGGAGTAGCTTTAATGCGCCATAGGTGTGGCAACCAAGTGACACTGAATCCTTCGGATGCAAAGTTGGCATCCTGGATCACATAGTATCTAGCCAGGCTTTTGACCAGGGTAGTGTCCAACGGATTGTAATCTCTGAGATTGGGTAATTCAATAACATCGCCTGTCATGAGCTTGCGACCAAACGTATCTATCATGTCATTATAGTGAAACTGTATAAACAAGGTATCACCATTTAAAAATAATCCAAACTGGGTTAAATCAAAATCTACGTCTTGTGTACGATACACGCCACGCATGACAAACACATCCGGGGCATACACACGATCACGATTTTCTAACAACAACAAATCTTCAATATGCAACGGATCTGTTGTAGAATAGTTGGGTATAGTAGCGTCATTGTTGCCGTTGTCTGTGCCGGCGCCCTGTGGCCCTAAGTACTTGTGTACATAAATGTCAAGGCCGCCAACTGTGAACATTTCAGATATGGTACGATCCAAAAACTGATAATCATTGGTTCGATTGGGGCGGTAAAGACTTAAACGTGGCATAGTCATGTATTTAGCGGTTAGATTGACTTGAAAATCAAAAGCCGGTATAATTACGAGTATGAATGAATTATACGACCGGTTAGACCGTGCTGTAGTACAGGTAAATGCTGTTAAAAGCAAAGTGGCCAAACGCGATCTTATTCGAATGATCCGTGCTATTGATACGGCCATGACAGCAGCAGACCAAGAATCAGTGGAGTGTCGCAGGGTCCGAAAAGAAACAGGCAAATATCGAGAGCTAGTGCAACAAGCCACCAGCTTGATTGATAATTTGGAAAAGCATATTACCTTTGCGGCACTTATCGGTTGACATTACAAAAATTTAATATACAATAAAGACTATGGCCAAATCAAACGAAATCAAAAGACTAAACCCAAAAGGTGCCGAAACCAAATATGTAGGCTTTGAGCCCGAATGGAAATTCCAACCCACGGAGGAAAATCGCATCAGCAGTTTTGCTAATGCGTTCCAATGGTACAACTATCATTATGGCAAAAAAGACGCCAAGGATATGCTGTGCCATTATTTAGAACATAATAATCGCCGAGTGGATGCCAAGACCATGCGTGGCATCCCGGACAGCCAAATTCGCGTAACTCCGGCCTGGGTATGTCGTATGACCTTGCTGGGACTCATGCTCAATGAACATGAACAAAGCATTGTGGATGATCAAATCAGTGCCATGCTCCGAGTCAAGCAAGAAAAGAAACGTGAACAAAGTGAAGTTGATGCCGATACTGCCGTGGCCAAGCTCACAATCCAAGATCATCTACGTGAAAAAGTATCTGAGTGCTGTGGCGAACTTGAAGGCATGTTTGATGATTTTGTTGTAGCCGGCGCCAAAATGTCAGCAGACTTTAGTCCAATCAAACTCATGCGTGGCATGAACATTAGCCCCAACATGACAGGCACAGTGAGTCGTGTCTGGGAATTACGCCTGTCAGAATTTACAGAAGTGTTGGCTGGTACCGATGCTGACCTGGTTGAAGGCTATAGCCACCTTACACGACTACAACTTCGTAATTGTGTTAAATTCTGTGAAACCGTAATTAACGATTGCAACAGTTATGTTCAACTGAAAAAAGTAGAACGCAAGCCACGTGCTAAGAAAGCCATCAGCCCAGAAAAGCTGACTCGTAAATTTAAGTTTATGAAGGAGTTTGAAGAACTCGGCCTTAAATCTGAACCAGTGACTAAGTTAGTCAATGCCACGGAAGCATGGTTGTATGATACAGCCAAGCGCAAATTAATACATGTCATGGCTGACAGTCACATCGGCACGTTCACTGTCAAGGGCAGTGCTATCGTAGGTTTTGATGCTCAGACAACTGTACAGAAAACCTTACGCAAACCTGCTGAATCAATTAAAGCGGTTACCGGCGGTGGCAAGCCGGCTGCCCGTAAAGCATTCGCAGAAATCAAAGCTATAGAAACTAAATTTAACGGCCGTGGCAACGACAACATGATCATACTTTGGGCTTGGTAAACAGCTAAATACAGGGAACACGGAGCTTCCTTACATGGCCATAGAAAATCAATCCAGCTTAGATACCCTAAAACAAAATCTCATCGATTATGTACGTCTACAACTAGGCGATCAAATTGTGGATATTGAGCTGGATGCTGAGCACTACGAAGCGGCTTATCAACGTACCATTGGTGTATATCGTCAGCGGGCACAAAACGCCTATGAAGAAAGTTATATCTTCATGGAGTTGGTAACCAACGTTAATATCTACGACCTGCCACAAGAAGTACAAACAGTACGTCAGATTTTCCGTAGAACCTTTGGCGACTCAACAGGCCCGTTTGCGTCAAACTTTGACCCATTCAGTCAAGCGTCATTGAACGTTTACCTGATGAACTTTAACGTAGCCGGCGGTCTTGCCACCTATGATTTTTATAGTCAGTATGTAGAATTGGCCGGCCGTATGTTTGGTGCTTACATGAACTATACCTGGAATCCAGTCACAAAGAAACTGCAACTGATCCGCGATCCCAAAGGCACCGGGGAAGCTGTGTTGGTTTGGTGTTACAATCTCAAACCAGAATTTAATCTCCTGAGCGATTTCCAAATTGTACAATGGATACGTGACTACATGGTGGCCAACTGCAAATTGATCATTGGTGAAGCACGTGAAAAATTTGGGCAGATCGCAGGCCCACAGGGTGGCGGCACCCTAAATGGTGCGGCTATGAAATCAGAAGCACAAGCATCAATGGACAAATTAGTTGAAGACCTCAAGAACTATGTGGATGGTTCACAGCCACTCAGCTGGGTAATCGGCTAACACTCAGTAGACTTTGTCCAAAAATCATGCTATACTCTTAGCATGAGCACATCATTAATGATCGATATAGAAGGTTTAGGAACAGGTCCTGATGCGACCATTTTGACCATTGCGGCTCAAAGTTTTGACCCGTTTGGTCGAGGCTACTATGATCGTTGTTACTATGCTCGCATCACCCTGGAAAGCCAAGAAAACCGCACCATACAACAAGATACCATAGACTGGTGGGCCACTCAACCCGAAGCACAGGCCGAAGCATTCATGGAAGAAGGTCGTGTGGATCTCGATCAAGCATTAGACAGCCTGTACAAGTTGGCCTGGCAACATAAATTTGTCTGGGCCAATGGACCCACGTACGACATGAACATTCTCGAGCATGCCTACAAGAGCTATGGCAAAAGCCTGCCTTGGCAGTTTTACAATGTGCGTGATGCCAGAACCATTTACAGCCTGTGGCCTGAGCTACCCAAGCCTCCTACCAGCCACCATGCCTTAGAAGATTGCCGTAGACAAATTGACATGCTACAAGCCACACTCAAACACTTAAATGTAAAGGAACTCAGATGATTATTGGAATTTGTGGATTTCAAAGCTCGGGCAAAGACACCATTGCTGACTACTTGCAAAACATCTACGGCTTTAAGCGTGACTCATTTGCCGCCACACTTAAAGATGCAGTGGCCGCCGTGTTTGGATGGGATCGTGAACTACTGGAAGGGCGCACTACAAAAAGTCGTGCCTGGCGCGAACAAGTGGATCCATGGTGGGCCGATCGTTTAGGAATGCCCGATTTAACTCCCCGCTTGGTCTTACAACGTTGGGGAACAGAAGTGGCCCGAAAATCGTGGCACGACGACACTTGGATCGCCAGTCTCGAAAATAAACTAAATCGAGCGCATAACGATATTGTTATTACCGATGTCCGCTTCCCTAACGAAATACAGGCAGTTCGTAACGCCGGCGGTATTGTAATCCGTGTGGTGCGTGGGGATGAACCCGTCTGGTATAGCATCGCAAAACGGGCCAACAAAGGCGATGCAATGGCTCAACAACAGCTTAAAGATTTCAACATCCATCCATCAGAAACTGCTTGGATTGGTACTGACTTTGACGCTGTTATTGATAATAACAGTGACGGACTTGACCCGTTATTTGCCCAAGTTAAACGTCTGGTTCAAGATCTCCAGCAGACCAGGGCAGATCAGTCTTAGCAATTTCCACCACACAGTTCTGACAAACAGTCTTTAAATTTCTAAGAGCAGTATTGTGCAAATTTCCATCTGCATGGTATACTAACAGTTGCGCCGCAAACTTGGCTCTAAACCCACATCGATCACATGTGGGTTTTTTCTTATACCCGGCCAACTCCCATTGTGGTTTTGCCGGTTTGATTCCTCGGCCTTTCCTGATACAGTAATCACACTGACTACGATAATATACCCGGTCGTCGCGATAACAATTTATCGCACATGACCGTTGTTTACAGGTTGGGCACTGGGGTCTCATGGCAATATTTACCATATTTTTGTATAAAAACCTTACCGTAAGGGCAAGGATATACCGTTCTTTTTGACATAACCGATAAATATCTTTAATTAATAAAAAGGAATTAGTTATGGCCTTACTATCCCCAGGTGTACAAGTCAGTGTAATCGACCAAAGTAATTACACACCCGCTGCTGCTAGCTCAGTACCATTTATTTTATTGGCAACTGCTGAGAACAAAATCTCTGGCGCAGGCACTGGAATTGCTCCAGGAACATTGGCAGCGAATGCCAACAAACTGTATTTGATGACAAGTCAGCGAGACCTGCTCAGTACATTTGGCGTTCCATTCTTTTACAATACCACAGCTGGTACTCCTATCAACGGATACGAACTCAACGAATACGGCTTGTTAGCTGGATATTCAGCCTTGGGCGTAACTAACATTGCCTATGTGATGCGAGCCGATATTGACTTGGCTGCTCTTACTGCCAGCTTAAATCGCCCTGTTGGTGCACCTGCCAACGGCACTTACTGGTTAGACACTACCAACAGTCGTTGGGGCATTAACGAGTGGAATCAAACCACCTCTGCATTTACCAAGAAAACACCTACGGTTATTACAGACACAGTGTATTTAGAAACATCGAGCACAGTACCACTACCTAGTTATGGCAGTATTGGTGACTATGCTGTCACAGCAACCACAGTATACACCCCAACCTACTACAAGCGTGGCGGACCCACTACAGCTCAAGCTCCTGGGTGGCTACAAGATGGCGCCAGCGCAGATGACTTGTACAACACCTGGGTTTTGGTTGGAAGCGATTACTGGAAGACAGCTTGGCCTACAGTACAAGGTACTTTGGCTCCTACCAGTTTAACTGCGGGCAATAGTTTTTCTATTAATGGCATAACAATTCCAGTTCTTGGTGCTCCTAACAACACAGTAACTTCATTGGTTAGTCAAATTAATGCTCTTAGCAATAGTACCATTCCTGGTGTTTATGCTGCAAACATTGGTGGAAAATTAACACTTTACGCAGACAGTGGCGCTACAAATGACGGTAGTACAGAAGGCACAGGCGTTATTGCCATTGACAATGTCAGCGGCACACCACTTGCAACCCTGGGACTTACCACCGGCGATCAGTATGCTGCTCCTGCTTATTTTGCTGGTCCAAACTATCAAGCACCAAGATGGCGCACCACAGACACACAACCAGAACCAACCGGCAGTGTGTTCCAACAAACCAACACTCCTAACCAAGGTATGTTAATTGAGGTCAAACGTTACAACAGCACCTTAGGCACATTTGTATTACAAAGTTGCCCAGTGTATGCTGACGATGCGGCTGCGCTTTATGCCCTAGATCCAACTTCAGGTGGTCAAACAATTCCAGCTGGCACTACCTATGCTCAGATTGACCCTTATGCTAATACCACTGCAGGATTATTGATTCTTGAACGGTTGGCCGCAGGTGCCACAGTAATCACTGGCGCAACTGTTAATCCTGTATTTGTAAGCGGCTCTACCTTTACTTTGACCGCTACACAGCCAGAAACTGCCACAGTAGCCTCACCAGTGACAGTTGCCATCACAGGCACTACCAGTGCTGATTTTATAGCAGCGGTCAGTGCCGCTGGTGTTGACAACGTCAGTGCCAGTGTTAACTCTGCAGGTGCTATTGTGTTTACACACTCCACAGGTGGCGATATTTATCTAGTAGATGGTACCAATACTCCGTTGGTTGATGCAGGCTTTACAACAAGTGTAACAGGCATTCGTCAAACTGATGTTGATGGTACAGGACTAACACTCAGTAATTGGGTTGGCACACCGACTTTTGTCTACACTGCCGCTGCAAATGCACCTGAAATTAATCCAACAGATGGTACATATTGGTATTACAGCGATGCCACAACAGCTGATATCATGATCCAGAACAACGGTGCATGGATGGGCTATCAAAATGTTACCAACGATGTTCGTGGTTACGATTTGAGTTTGACCAATGCTGCCGGTCCAATATTCAGTGCTACAGCGCCAACCACACAAACCGATACCGCAGAAAGTCCATTGGTCTACGGCGATTTATGGATTGACACAGCAGATTTAGAAAACTATCCAGTGATCAGTCGTTGGGAAACGGTCAACGGCCAAGACCAGTGGGTCACAATCAGCAACGCTGATCAAACCACAATCAATGGCGTATTATTTGCTGATGCACGTTGGGCACCTAACGGTACAACCAACCCAATTACCGATCCTATTCCACCAATTGCCACAGGATCAACACCATTGATCACTAGCGACTACTTGGATCTTGATGCACCAAATCCTTTGCTGTATCCAGAAGGTATCTTGTTGTTCAACACACGTAGATCAGGATTTAATGTTAAATCGTTCCAGGTCAATTATTTTAATGCTACTGACTATCCATATCCAGCAGTATTGCCTAATCAAACCAATGCATGGGTAACAGCGTCAGGCAATCGTGCAGATGGCAGTCCTAACATGGGTCGTCATGCTCAACGTTATCTGATTGTACAAGCATTGAGAGTGGCAATCGATACCAGTACACAACTGCGTGAAAATCAAGCACAATACAACTTGATTGCGTGCCCACAGTATCCTGAGTTGGCACCCGAAATGCGTGTTCTTAATAACGATCGTGGTGATACAGCGTTCAGTGTTGTTGATACACCACTACGTTTAACTCCAGATGAAGTGGTAACATGGGCAACCAACAACAATGGCCTGGGACTTGCCGCCGGAGACGGTAACTTGGCTACAGGCGATGCGTACTCGGCTGCGTTCTATCCAAGTTGCACCACAACAGACTTAACAGGTAACGTGGTAGTCACAGCACCAAGTCACATGATGTTGCGCACAATTATCCGTAGCGACTCAGTAGCTTACCCATGGTTTGCTCCAGCCGGTCTACGCCGCGGTGTGATAGACAATGCTCTGCAAATTGGCTATTTAGTGGCTCAGTCTGGTGAATTCCAACCCTTGGGTGTAAATCAAGGCCTACGTGATGTGTTGTACAGCAATAACGTCAACCCAATTACATTTATTCCTGGTACAGGTATTACCAACTTTGGTAATCATACCTTACAAGGTAACGCTACTGCACTTGATCGTATCAACGTGGCACGTTTGGTAGCATTTATCCGTGGTCGTTTGGAAATTATTGGTAATCAATACTTGTTTGAACCCAACGATACAATTACTCGTGCGGCAATCACGGCGCAGATTACAGCACTCATGATTGATCTAGTCAACAAGCGTGGCTTGTACGACTATTTGGTTGTTTGCGATTTGACCAATAATACTCCTGCAACGATTGATGCCAACGAACTGTATGTTGACATTGCTATTGAACCAGTCAAGGCTGTGGAGTTTATCTACATACCAATGCGTATTCAGAACACAGGAACTATCCAAGCTCAAGCATCAGCGTAATTGATATTGGGCAACCTAAAAAGTTGCCCGAGTCAAACGCCATAAATAAACGTATATTAGGAGAACGAACAAATGGCAACAGCCTCATTAACAAAACTAACAGTACCCTTAGCCAGCGATCAAAGCACATCGGCACAAGGTCTGCTGATGCCAAAACTCAAGTATCGCTTTCGCGTTACTTTTTTAGGCCTGGGCGTAACACAACCTACAACAGAGTTGACCAAACAGGTCATGGACTTTAGCCGTCCAAATGTGACATTTGATGCCATTGATCTTCCTATCTACAACAGTACAATCCGGTTGGCTGGCAAGCACAGTTGGCAAGATATTACTTGCAATCTACGTGATGACGCAGGTGGCAATGTAAGCCGTTTGGTTGGCGAACAACTCCAGAAGCAATTGGACTTTATGGAACAAAGCAGTGCCGCTTCTGGTATTGACTACAAGTTTACCACAGTGTTTGAAGTTCTTGATGGCGGCAATGGAGCCAATACTCCTGTTGCTCTTGAAACCTGGACCATCATGGGTTGCTATCTATCACAGGTCAACTATGGCGATGCCAACTACGGTACAGGAACAGAACCAATGACCGTGGCCATGACCATCCGCTATGACAATGCCATGCAGACCACTACTGGTGCTGATGTCGGTGTTGGCGCAAGTATTCCGTTAACGGTCAACAACGTAGCCACAGGTTAATAACCTATGGCTTACTTTGGCCAAAGCGAACTTCGACCATTTCCAGGCGATCAAGGGCTAAGAGATTACACCCACGCTAGTAAGACTTTTAGATCTAGCGGGTATGATCTTGCACCTCGCAACAAGTTCCTATTCTACGTTTATTTTAATTTAAACACCAACATACCTGCGGTAGCCAACTTGACATCAGGTGGTAAGTCCAGCACCATTGGTCTCATGGTCAAGACTGCACAATTGCCCAGTTATCAAATTGATGTGCAAACCATGAACCAGTACAATCGTAAACGTCTGGTCCAGACCAAAATCAATTATAATCCAGCACAAATTGTTTTCAATGATGACGCCAGCGATCTTGTACGCAACATGTGGTATCAATACTATCAATATTACTACAGTGATCCTACCTACAAGTATGGCAACACCCCTAATCAAAACGGTGTGTTAGGACAAATACAGGTACCAGAGGTGCTTGGCGGAGCCAGCTACACTGCCAACGATACCTATTCGCCCAGTAGAGGCATACAGCATTGGGGACTTAGTGGTCAGGGGTATAGCAATCCCTCATTACAAAGTTTATCTACCGCCCTGTTGACTGGCCCTGCCAGCGGTCAAGAGCCATTCTTCCGCGATATCACCATCTACGGCATGAATCAAAAGAGTTATGCACAGTACACCATGATCAATCCTTTGATTGAATCTTGGGCCCATGACACTTATGATTATGGTCAAGGCAACGGCATAATGACACATACCATGAGTATCAAGTATGAAGCAGTCAAATACTATTCAGGAGCAGTAGGTGGCGCACAACCCAGCGATCCAGTCACTGGATTTGCAGATCCTAGTCATTATGATACTATGACCAGTCCAATTGCAGTTCCAGGCAGCACCAATACAGTGATGACACAAGGCACTATCAAATCTAGTCCATCGGGTAGTAAACAAGACCTTCAGGCCTTGGCCACAGGACAGAATACCTTACAGAATGTTATTGGCGCTGTGGGTCAAGGCTTAGTACCAACAGCAAGTGCATTCTTAGGCGGCCAGTTAGCAGGAAGCGGTGCATACACACAACAAATACTTGGAGGTCTGGCTCCAGCGTTGGCCGGCGGAACCATAGACGCTGCGCGACAAGCCGCGGGAGCAGTTGGCGGATTTTTATTCCCGACGCCAGAATATAAGACTGACAGCAGTGGTAATACATTTAAAAATGGAACCTTATACCGTGCGGCCGAAGTGGACGAAGATATCTCGCCTGATACTCCAGGATTGGTAGGAAATACTCCACCTGCTTATAACGCTTACAACGATGCAGGATACTAATCATGGGATCAGTAAATGCCATCAACAACAAAACTGATTTAACAGTACAAATCTTTGATCGATTCTACGGTTATCAACAACAGGTGCCTGTGGATGCCTATGATGCAGTACTAAGTTATTTTAAATCAGTATTTGGATCACCTGAAGCCGCAGGTAATTTTACTGTGAGTGTATTTCAAATAAGTCACGCAACCAACATTCCTGCGATGACCTTGCTACAACAGTTCCAAGGACAGAGTGCTCCAGAAATTACTTTAACTTTGGCTTACTACCTAAATGGCATCAGAAGTCGTAGTACCCTGTTGGGAATGAATGTAGCAACACAACCTAACTATTACGTAGCCAGAAATATCAGGATTTAATCCATGGCCAATTATCGCCAAGGCGCTTACACTGTAAAGAACACCGCCAAGTATGTGGGCCGTGGTACACCGAGATACAGATCCGGCTGGGAACTTACGTTTATGATGTTTTTAGATTCAAACGATAATGTTCTACAGTGGGCTTCGGAAAGCATCAGCATACCTTATCGCAATCCACTCACAGGTAAACAGAGCATGTATGTGCCAGACTTTTTGGTGACCTATCGTGGCCCCAATAATACTACAAAAGCCGAACTGATAGAAATAAAACCCAAAAAACAAAGCCTGGTAGAAAGCAAGATGAACGCCAACGAGCGGGCTATCGTAGCGGTGAATTACGCCAAATGGGATAGTGCCACCAAATGGGCTCGGCGTAACGGACTTGTCTTTCGGGTGATCAATGAAGACCAAATTTATCATCAAGGTAGCAAAAAGACCGGTAAATAGGTCATGACTCGTAAATTAGAATCTCTTTTTGATTTTCCGCCTGCAGAAGAATCCCCCCAGATCGAGCCGGCTCTGACCACAGAAGAAACCCGTGCTGCCATTGTAGAAATAGACAACACCATTGACAAAATTGACGCTGCCTTGCCGGCCATTCGCGATTTGGACGCCAGCGACCGCGAACTTGACGATATCGCAGAAATGGCCAAAGAAAGCTATCAAAATCTCAGTGATTTAGGGTTTAATGTGGACAGTCGCTATGCCAGCGAACTGTTTGCTGTGGCCAGTACCATGCTGGGACATGCGCTTACAGCCAAGACAACCAAGCTGAACAAGAAATTAAAAATGCTGGATCTACAGTTAAAGAAACTCAAACTGGATCAAGATGCGGCCAAAAATGCACCCGAAGAAGCCATGGAAACAGCCCACGGACAAGTGCTGAACCGCAACGATTTGCTGGAACGCTTGATGGGCTCAAGAGACCAAAAAACTGAATAAGCATAAATATCATATAGGAACCCGACCGATGAAAAAATTTCAACAATACCTTGCAGAAAGTGAAAGAACCTACAATTATAGAATCAAAATTGTAGGTGATGTTGCTCCTGATTTTGTCAAACAGCTGGAAGAAAAACTTGCACAATTTGACGTTGTAAAGATCACCAAGCCAAAGACCACACCGGTACAACTCAAGCCGGCTGACTTTCCCAAGCACAGCAACGACTCAGTGACCAGTATGGATGTGGAATTCCGCTATCCAGCCATTGAGCCACAGATCAAACAGATCGCTCAATTGCTATTTTTGGATCCAAATCGCATCATCATGTTGACCACACCACACGAAGAAGGTATGGCTACAGAAAAAGAAAAAATTGAATCTGAAAATAAAGATCTGTTGACCGACACAGACTATCCTGCTCCGGATGCCGCACAACGGGCCCTGAGTGCGGATTACTCTGCACCATATGACGAACATGCTGTATTGAAGAATTCATATCGCAGTGACTTCACAGTGGCCGGTGGCAAGACACCTCCAGCTAAAACCACAAACGATTTACCAATGGGCAATGACAGCCCAATGACCAAGGTCAAGAGACCACCACGCCCAGCCACTGGCGCGAACCCAAAGGGATAATAGCAATGAACCCATTTTACGACCTAAACAAACGATTGGCTGATTTGGCCAGCAAGCAAGATGCCACTCAGATCAGTGAAGATGCTAAAACCGTTGTTCCTAAAAGTAAGTTGGCCGAGTCAATGGAAGTAGCCGAAGCTGGATACTCAGCCAAAGCCGCTCGTGCTGGCAAAGACATTGGCAAGCCAGGCAAGAACTTTAGTAAGATTGCCAAGGGTGCCGCTGAGCGTTATGGTAGTAAAGCCGCTGGCGAGCGTGTTGCCGGTGCAGTATTGAATAAATTACGTCATCCAACTAAAGAAGGTGTTGACAAAGTAGCGTTTGCCAAGTTGGCTCCTCCCACAGACAAAATTACCTACGCTGACAAAATTGCCGGTGCTAAGAAAAAATCCAAAACTAATGAAGGCATGTGCCCCAAGTGCAGTTGCTCACCATGTGCCTGCAGAGGCATTGATGAAGCTGATCTTGATGAAGTAAGCCGCGGTGAGTGGATCAAGCAACAAGATACCAAAGCAGAAAAGTCTGGCAAGAAAAAATTTAATGCGTTGGGTCAGACATTCAACACTGATGAAATTGATGAAGGCTTTGCTGACATGGATGCATGGTTGGCCAAGCGTGAAAAAGAAAAAGGCACAGGCAAGTTTGATCGTAAAGAACGTACTTTGCCCGGCGGAATGAAGGCTACAACATACACTCGTAAACACGAAGATGATGAAGAGGACAAGGACGGCGACGAAGTAAAGAGTGATGCACCTAAGAAAAAAGGTCGTCCAAAGAGTGCCGCACCAAAAGACTCCGAGCGTGTAACCAAACGCAGCCACAAATATAAAACAGTTGATGGCAAGCGTGTTAAAAAAGAAAAAGCCGACGAAGCTCTTGATGCTGACGGTGTCATGATGACACGTCCAACTAACTGCTCCAGTGAAAGTATTGAGCCAAGTGAACAAGGTGAATACAATGACGAAGCTGGCATGGCCAAAGACTCTTTGCATACTATTGTACGTCATGCCCGAGAACTTGAAAAGGCATTGCGTAGCAACGAAAACTTGCCAGAGTGGGTGCAAGAAAAGATTGGCCAGATCAAAGGCATGATGAGCAGTGTTACTGATTATATTATCAGCACACACGAGCGTGATGCAGAACAACACCTGGGTCGTGAAGGTATTACTATTGAACCCGTGGCGGAAGATTCTAATCTGGGCGATTACAGATTAACTTTAACTGGACCACAGGCCGCGATATTATTGACGGCGCTAATTGGTAGCCCTGAATCAAAATATTATAAGAAGTATGTTCATCCTATAACAGCACAGCTTATTGGTCAAGGTGTAACTGCTGGCTATGATAAGAGGACTCTAAAGC